TCCTGTGACGTTTTGAAGCTTTGCCGATATATTTATCGTCTGTGTCGTCTTAGGAGTGTCATCGGCATTAAAAGCCATGTTTTCAGCTGATGCTGTAAGATAAAGTAGTTTGGCATCAGCTCCATTGGCTCCCATCTTTCCTACAGAATAAGCTTCAGTCTTCGATTCATCTGTATAAACGAGTGTCGTTTTAGTCCAAAGATACTGATTTGCTGATACGGTCGGAATCGTTTCTTGCCAACCTGTTATAGGTGGCGTGTTTCCGCTTGTTCCCACCGCATAACTGATCGATTTATCTTTGATGCCTAATCCAGATTCACCTTCAGCCCCCATCAGAGTTGGAGTTTGTGTTTCCGATGTGGTGTTATCGGTGTATGTTGTGACAACCCTTGTCCAAAGATACTGACCAGCTGGTACATTAGGTCTAGTTGCTGACCATGTAGTTGGTGGGATAGTTCCACTCGTTGATTGTGCATACGTTGCAACTGACGTGCCAAGTATCCCTCGGCCATCGTCTCCATTCGCTACTTTTACTAAACTTATTTCATCTTGTACTACTGGCATTCTCCCACCTCCTAATAATCAAATGAACGATCCGTGCCTTTCCCGAATCTTATTAAGTCAACATGTCGAGTCTTAGTATTTAAAACTATTACGTCCCATAAGTCTTCTTCAACAACGCCCAGTGGCCTGTCCCCTTGATCTTTTTTCGGTCGGCTCACGGAACATCCAATTGAATAATTTACAATCCCGTAAGAATCCTTAGAAATCTTATCTACATGCGTATGACCATGTGCTAAAAAAGCAAGTTTTCCTTTGCGACCTTCGAAGTCGCAAGAAATACTCGCTTTAAAATCAGTATTTTCTGTGTAGCTACGGCTAAAAACTCCACCAGTAACAAAACAATTGATAATTCCATCTATCATTTCATAGTTATAAGGATAGTAACTGATTTCACCAAACCGTTTGCCAAAAGGAAAATGTTGAAAGAAGCAGACAGTCATATCGACAGGAGTACTCTTCAAAACTTCATATAACCATGTGATTTGTGGCTGCCGATAACCGGCTACATTGATACCAACATACTTAGCATATCCATCATCATCCAAGATATTGGGAATATCTTGCGGATTAAGGACTATGATTCTTGTTTTTTTAGATGGAACATCATAATAAAAATACCCCATCTTATCATCTTGGTTTTCAACTATATTGAAAATCGTACTTGGTCTTGTCGCAATTTCGTACATCTCATTATTTCTAATCACTTGCTTCATTTTTCCGTGATAGGTCTCAAGGATTTGCTTAGGCTGATAATTTTTGACTGGTTTTACAATTGAGGTTGTCACATTGTCTCCCCAGGAGTTATTGCAGTGATTTCCCCAAGTTACGAAATATGGTGCGTTCGAAAGCCCCAAAGTACTAACGGCTTCCTTATAATTAGACAAAGCTATATTCTTGTTAGCGGTTGATCCATCGTGAGTATCCCCATTAAGTATCACATAATCAACGTCTATAAAATTTGTCAACTCGGCAACGTTCTTAATATGATCGTTGCTTCTTCCGTAATTCTCTAAATCATCACGTCCGATCGAGTCTGTCGCATAATGCGTATCTGATATATGAATACCAGTAACCGTGTCTTTGCTCTGTAAACGAATCACTTTTCTCGCTACCTCTCGGAGCCCGTTCAAAAAATATATTGCTTGGACAAAATGATTATCAAAAATTGTCAGGACACAACGTATGCTTGAAACCTCATTAAAATCAGTTCCCGAAACTTGAACAGACGTACCGCTATTTGCGAAAGTCTCTTCCCAAGCGCTGTCATGAATTCCATCTTTATCCACCTTGAACCAATGTATATCTTCTACTGGTATTGTAGATGTAATATCAACACCGTCTTTAAAAATCGTAGCGTTTATAATTGTTGTTTTGTCTTCTCCTTCAATAAAGTTCACTCCATTTTCGGGTATTAGCTTAACTAGATAAATACTATTAGGCTTGTTCATTCGTTTTTGCTGAGCTAGAAGATCACTACTAATTAAGCTTTGCAATAATTGATAATTCCCAATCGTGGCCTTATTTTCAGACTGATTGCTTCGATGTATTTCCTTGTTTAAAACTCTGGCTTTTATGCGTAGAGGAGGATTATATTCTTCATCTACAAATGTCAGCCAGTCGCCAATTTCAAAGTCACCATCATTAAAAAGCATATCAACTTCTGCAGAAAATGTTGGCTGACTACGTTCTTCAAGAATTCCTCTCAGTTCATTGTAGTTGTCAATTTGTGAATCGCCAGAGCTTTCGTGTCGACCGACAATAAATCCACTAAATCTTTCAACAGAAGTATTCCCTCTTCCATAAAGAGCATTCGCTTCACGATCATAGACAACAGACTCTCCTACTCGAGTAAAAAATCTACCATCACCTATAGATAGCTCATTAAACCCCTGATTGGTATCCTCAATAGCAGTGATAATATTGTCAATATCAACTGATTTATTCATCGAAATAACATCGACACCCGAATATAATACCTTATCTGTTTTATCTGATCCTAATTTGTAATGTATGTTGACCAATTTACGCAACACCTGCATATTTTGAAAATCAACTGTAAAGGTCATTTCACAATTGAATGCTTCGCAAACCCTCTGTAAGCGTGCTAGTGGCGTTTCATCTGTACTGGTATCTACTAATCGTTTAATATCATTTCCAAGCTCATTTAAACCGATAGCCCATCCTGTATCAAACAGCTCCCGATTGACATAGTACTCAACATATTGTGGATTGCTACTAGTGAATATGGTTGCTGATCCGTTTCGAAGTTCTGTTCCTATATCAACGCATGAAATTGGTCTTGTAATTTCATCTTCTGTTTCCAATGCTCTCACATAAAGGCATATTGCCTTCCCACGATCATCTTGAAATACTACATAATTTGCTTCTTTGATAAGGGATGTTTCATACGGACTGTTGGGATCGTACTCGTTTATTTTTGGACCTGTTTGTTTTTTTATATCCATCGTCAGCGTGTTGAGTAAGGTTCCGTTAGTCAGACTTACAGTCTGGATATCATCTTCGACTACAATCCCTTCTGTTGCTTCTGTATCAATCAGAGTTAAGTGATTGAATTG